GCTACACTCATCAATCCGAGCGCAGTACGCCGGTTTGATTCTTCAAGAGCCAGGTAACCGACCCGTTCTCCATTACGTAGAAGTTGAGTTGCAATGTGCCTGCAGAACGAAGACTTTCCGACACCACTTCCAGCAGTGATCGTGATAAGCTCTCCGTATCTGATACCGTGTAGTAACCTGTTAAGGCCTTTGAATGGGTACTCATGATCAGCAGGTGGTGTGGGTGTAGTAATTAATTCCTTTAGTGTCTTTGCTTCGACAATACCATCTGGTCGATACTCTTTGGCATCCCAGATTGCTTTACGTACTGCCTCAGCATCATCAGCCATAAGTGCATCAGAAGCGTCCTTATACTTATCGTCCAGCAGGGCGATGCTCACCTTTCCGGGTGGCAGAACACTTGCTGCTTCTTCTGCAGCCTTACGACCGGATTCGTCGTTATCAAAGAACAGGCAGATCTCCTCGTAACCCTGTAACCAGTCGAGTGCTTTCTGAATACTCTTCTTTGCAGAAGCAGCACCAGATGGCAGGCTGACGTGTGGCCAGCTTGGCATTGCAACAGCACAGCTGGCAGCATCAAGCTCACCCTCTGTAATTACAACACGTTTACCGGTTGATGGGAATAGATTTTGACCAAACAGTGTACCAGATACATCACCTTCGTACCTAAAGTCCTTGTTCTTTGTCTTGGTTTTACATCCTACAATACGACCAACGCGATCAGTATAGTAGAAACGTAGTAAATTGTTGTCTGTGTAAATTTTATACTTTGAGCATACCTCCTCTGGTATTTTACGTTTACGGAGCCGTTGTGGCTCACCTTGAATTAGCACATGTGATTGTGACATTTGGGGTTGTTCGTCACCATTAACATAAGTGTGGCATGAAAAACAATACATGTGACCGTCGCTATACAGAGAGTTAGCATCTGACGATCCACATGTATCGCATGGTATATGGCGTACAAACTCACTATCTAGTTCAGCCATTCGAGTGGTATAGATTTAAAATGTGTCCACGGGAATCCGTGTTTCTCCGCCCATTTGGCGTACGTTGTACGAGAGCCTTTGTATATTTTATTGTATGGGGCCTGGAATACAAACCGTATGTCAAGTTCAGGATGCTGCTTCTTTACGGCAAGCATCTTGCGGCGATCATCAGGACTAAGGTGACCCTTAGCCTCAAGCATAACACCGTTCTTCATTATGAAGTCTGGTGTGTAATTACAGGTAAGAACATATTGTATCTTCTTACTTTCGTATTCGTATTCAAGCCCGGTGCTAGACAGAAAGTCATCAACCTTCTGTTCTAGCCCGGAGCGAAAGTTCATTCGTCATCAAGAGCTTTTTCAACAATCTCACCAACGATCTCTTCGACGGCACGGCGCATCTCGTACTTAAAATCAGAACGATCGGCCTTGTACCTAGTCACAGAGATGGTTGGCAACGCAATGCTGAGTGTTGCTTCAAACAATCCAAGGTCTTGGTTTTTGTCAACTTTGTAATCGACATTATCAGAAATCATCGTCATCGTCATTGTTAGTCAGGCCAACGGGTGCGGGTTCTGCTTTGTAACCATCTGTTTTACCAAACAGTTCAGCGACAGCAGTGTCACTAAGTTCAGCTTCACCACCACCAGTGGATCCGCCAAGCTCAACAACTTGTACGCCAACAAGCTTTAGGCTAGTGCCATAGGTGACACCATCCTTCAGGATGTATGGCTTTTGAAAGAAACCAAGTTTTACCTTGGAGCCACTGTACAGCGGCATGTTCTCATCAACAATTGGTGTGCCCTCGCTGTCAACAACAGGCGGGCGACGATCCTCTTTCCAAGAGAACTTGAGTTTGTAACGTCCCTCCTCTACTTCTTCCCATGGGGTGGGCTTCAAAGTAGAACGCTTGGGGTTCTTCAGTTTGGACTCTGCCCACTTCAGAACTTCGGTACGATCTTCTTCAAGGTTTGACACCATGTTGGAGTCAACAATAGCAGTAAGGGAATAACCGAATTTACCAGGAGACAGGATGGCTTGGTAGCCCTCCAGCATCACAGGGTCAACGGTTACGAAAGGGGCTTTAGACATCAGCAGAAAAAATAGGTTGATTTAGTCACCTGTTCGGGTTCAAGATCCCCGATCATAGGCGGTTCTGTCTCCGCACCAATAAAGGTAGCGAAGTCTTTCAGGTATTCGTGTTTTGCAAATAAATGCAAGTAAGTTTCTCGGACGATGGATGAAAGAGTATCCATGTCAGAAGCACGACATAAAATCGAATCGTGTATGAGGGCCAACGGAGCGTTGAAGCGTATTGCAGAAAGTGCGAGGAGGCTTGCATCGAGCGAATGTACCAAATTAGGAGCAGTTGCGTTTTTGTGGTGATTCAGGTCCACCACGTCACCTTTACGACCAACCTTTACCTGACATCTGCCAAGCAGTTTCAAGTCAAGACGTTCGTATTCGTATTTGTTGAGCTGTTGGTGGACAGTAAAACCAGAGGGAGTAGTCCACTCTAGATACTTATCACCACGCTTGATCGCTCGTGCCACCTCAGACTCAATCCATTTCATCACAGCCATTGGACCAGGGAAGACCTTATTCATGGCGTCGCGTACGGCTACCACAATCTCGGTCAACTCTTCCTTGGTTACATCGACACCAATCTCAGTGAAGGCATCACGAATGTACTGCCTGTTGGAGAATGGTTTTGCGTTGTAACAAATGGTCATCACACTGCGCTTGGTTTTTTTACGGTCCCAGTATTGCCTTAATCTTTGTGGGATCTGATCAATACTGGCTTCAGCGATGGCCTTGTAAGCATCCTGAGGTTCGCTCCCAGGGAGTACATTAACCATTGAAGCCGTAGATTTGTCGCGGGCCAACCCTGCCAGGATTTGTAGACCTGAGCATGTTGCATCCACTGCGATAGGTAGACGGGTATGATGCCGACTACAATCAATAAAACAAGCATAAAACTCTTCACAAGCAGATAGAAATAACCATGGCTCATCAGCACCCTCCCAGTCACCAATGTTACCGATGGGATCGGTTGCGACACGGGTAATTAAATGATGATTGTGAGACACCCACTCCTGACGTTCAGCCATCGTGGCCTTGTCAAGACCCCAAGTTGTAGCAACTTGAAAGGCGACCCACTCTTCATCCTCTGGAAAGATGAAAGCTCCTTCAGCAAACTGTAGTAAGCTTTTACCAAAGTCTGTATCTTGAGGAGTTAGGAATGCAGGAATTGGATACACACGACCACGGTAATCGCAGCTCCAGGGAAGATAGAATCGTTCCCGATCCTTGAAGCGCTTTACTGCCTCCATTGTCATACGAGTACGACAACTCCTGCGGAAGGCTTGGCTGTTGATGTTGTTCACCTCTGCGGCCTTGCGCCTGTAGGTAAATCTAGAATCTTTATTCTCTGCTATATCTACAGGTTTAGGAGGTAGTGGCATCTCAGAGATTGGGACAAACTTCCCAACTTGTATTCCCTTCTCCTCTAACTGTATAGCAACATCAACGATAAACGGGTTCAGGCGGTATGGCACCTTCTGTATCTTGTTAATAAACTCGAAGATGGTTTCCCCCTGTATTAGGGAGGGGTTACCGCGGCGGACCATTTCGTGCCCACACATTACCTCATTCAGGACGTAACCGCCCTGGTTCTCAGGTGTCCAATCACGTGGCTCGATGAGCATTGGCCACGCAAGCGGGCTGAATAACACAGCATCGTGCATGATGGTATCACGAACACGAAGGAAGGCATCGGTGTGTACAACATACTGATCTGTTTTCTTACCAGTGCGCTTCAGTTCGATGGTAAACCATCCAGTCTTAGCCATGACTTGCTCAAGCAACCATGTACCGATCTTGATGTTGTTACCCTGCGCCCAGGTATCCCACTTCGGGATGTCGGCCTTGTTCATAGCCTTGCGAGTGTTCGCTAGCTTCTGTTGTGTGCCAATTGAATCATGCCAGTATGTTTTCTTGAGATAGTTGAGAAGTCCAGGAGCTTCACGTTCATAGTGTCGCATCTGACATTCATCCTGTACGGCTCTACCAATACTTGTGGTTACATTGACAACAAGTGCATTCTTTGGTTTATTACTGAATGCTTGGTCAAATGTTACCTTCAGTGCAATGGCCGCCAGGGCTATCGTTTCTAAGTCGTCGGTATGTTTCCTTATCTCACGGAATGCAGGGCCGTTCTGGCCCCTTGCAAGCCTACTACGCGTGGCTTCTATGCCATCCATGACGGCAGGCAGCATGGCTTGTATACCATATGTGCCATATTCAGTTGCACTTGCGTAAGACTTGTCGTGTAGTTTCTCAGTTTGTTTAGTTAGTTTGTCGAGACCTTTACTGATTTGCCTACGCTCAAGCGCAATCTGTTCAGCTAAAAGTTGGTCGTCGTGCATATGGTGTGGAAAGGTCGTCTTTAAGTTGGTCCTGCATCAGTTGCAGTAGTTCGGCCTTGTGTTGGTGGTGGTTGATCTCAGTAACAAGATCACACACACGTCTGTTAAACGTCTTCGGTTTCATTATCCTCCGGGTAGAAATGGTGAATTGATTCGTGGTCAGCGACAGTAAACTCAATGTCTGTTTCTTCAAATAGTTTGTGAATCTTCTTTTTGGCTGCAGCTGGGCTGCGATAGATGAACTCTTTTACCTTGCCGTTCTTAGTAGACGCGACACGGATCACACAACACACACTAGCTGGCAACTCCCAGCCTGCTACTTTCCATTCCATGATCTCGTCGAATGAATGTGGTACGAAGAAATCATCAGGTGCTTTTTTGTACAGCTCCCAGTTGCTATCGTAGTATGGTTGTTTGGATTTACCCATGTTTGGTTACGTTAAGTAGTGGTTTGTCAAGTTGTTTGGAAAGCCTGTATGCCTGCCATGCTGCATCTTCGTCATCGTATGCTAACACATACTTTGAGATAGAATCTGTAAGCATTGCGCGGTACACATGCAACGATTTACGGCCTTGTGATAGTGACATTGTACTTGTTCTTGACATGTTGTAAGCGGGCTTTGGCTGATTGTAATTGACGAGGTTTACGTTTACCTTTATCCTTTCGTTTGTTATCCGATGTTTTGTATATGTTGGGGCTGTTCATAATGAATTGGTGTAGTCAACGTAAGCATTTGGAAACTGTTCGCTGTACTTATCAACAAGTCGATCGGCCTCCTCTCGTGAAGGCACAACAGCTAGTGTTTTACTACCACTGATGTAATCCCACGACAACATGTAGACACGATAGTTTTCACCACGATGATTAGGATAGAGCATTTGCGTCCTCCTGGTTGAAGTAATCGTACAGTTTGGTCATAGTATTCTTGAGACACTTACGAGTGAACTCAGGCAGCTTGTCAAGCTCAGGTGAGCCAGTCAAGTTGACGTAGTTATTGAATGAACTGATAAAGACAGAATCATCGCAAACTACTTTTACCTTGTCGCCACTGTCAAGCTCTAAGTCCAACGTGGGAGACCATGTATACTTAGACAGTGACGCAGCTTTCTGGTCGATACTCAGGGTGGTAGTGGTTTTCATCAGATGTCGTCGGAATAGAATTTACGGAGGTCGTCCTCGTATTCACCAGGACTGTCGAACTTGAGGTCAGAGTAGAACTCTGTCAAGTCCTCTAGAACATAGCGTCGGAGGTCGTTAGTGTCAAGCATGTCAACAATGTGTTGAGCAAGCTCCTCTGGTTCGATGTCACGCATTTGCAAAGAAGAAGTTGTCATCAATAGTATCGTAGTCATAGGACACCAGGCGATCCCATACATCCTGCCAGTCAATGAAGTTGTACAGTGGATGGTCCTCCCTGATGTAGTCAGCACAGTCTACCATGAGCTGCTCGGCAAAGTCAGCACAAGGGTGCCAGCCGTCGAAGTGGCCCTGATAGCGGTCCTCGAACTGCTCCTGGGTCTCAATACCGAGATCAGACAACTCATCGATCAGGCGTTGCTCATCCTCTGGCTCGTCGAAGTACTCAGCGAAAGCATTAGCAGTATAGTCTGCAATGTAATCGAGTAGCT